ACTAACTTAGGCGTGACCAAGCGGGTCTGGGAAGAATGGGTTGGGCGTGAATCCAACGAGAAAGAGATGCGTAGCCTGACCTCTGAGATGGTCGAACCGCTCTACAAGCGCAAGTTCTGGGACGCCTGTAAGTGCGACGAGCTGCCGTCTGGCATTGATTACTTGGTGTTTGACTTTGCTGTCAACGCTGGTGTTGGGCGCAGCGCTAAAATTCTACAAACTGCCGTGGGTGTAACGCCTGACGGTGGGATCGGCCCCGTGACCCTAGCTGCGGTCAATGCCATCCCTGAAGCCGAGCTGGTTGAGAAGTTCAGCCAAGCTAAAGAGGACTTCTACCGCAGCCTGAATACCTTTGAGACGTTTGGCAAGGGATGGCTAAATCGGGTTGCTGCGGTAAAAGTTAAGGCTAACTCAATGCTGGCGTAATTCTTCTAACGGTTTCCATCCAAATTTACGCCATGTCTTCTGGACATCAGTTGAGGCGGATGGAACGTAGACGAAGTCAGGATCGTCTGTCAGTGGGCATGGTAATTTCATTTCGTTCTCCTTGACACATTGGTCATATAAATTGCACAGGGTTATGTGCTCGCACCTACAAATTTCATTAAGGTTCATCTGATAACCCCCTCTAGTCTGTCTGCGACCAATTTAGCATAGCCCGCAATGTCGATCCACGAATCGGCGTAGTCGGGGTCGCCATTCAAGATGCGTGCAATCTTCTGAGCAATTACCTCAAGGGCTTCCTTTTGATCGGGGGCGAGTCTTGCCCAGCCTTCTTCTTGTTTCATCATATCTTTTATTGTCTGCGACATAGCAGCTAGGTCTTTAAATAGACCGTAGCGGCGGCCGCGCTCCTCTAGGATGGCGTCTACGCCTTTAATGGGGTGTGCGTACCCTTGGGCGTAGTCGCGCGCCTGTTGCTCACGCACGATGTCTGCGAGTGTTTCAAGGTTTTTCATATAGTGGCTCACAATCGTCGAAAGGGAAAGGGGTTGATTCGTCAAAGTAATGCCAAACGCCGCTGACTTTCTTGCGCCAAGCGACGGGCTCTGGGTATAGGCATTCGATGCAGCTACAAAACCCTGAGCCGCAGTTTTCGGGTTTGGTCATGTGACGCGCTCCTCAATGTTATAGAACCAATTGTCACCAGCAGACCATTTGCGTGTGCCATCCACCGTCCAAATGTGGCGGGCTGCTTGGAAGTCAGGGCATTTTGTCTCGTTGGGGATAAGACTCTGGTCGTACCACAGGCACCGGTTGTTTGGCTGACACGCAAACTGACCGTTATCTAGCCGAATAAAGTTAAACGATTTATGTTCTTCTGCCTGTTCGGTAAAACCCGTATCCAAGTCCTGACCGTCAGCGCAAAAGTCTACCGTAAACAAGTATTGACCAAACACCCACGTTTTGTCCTTGGCCATAAACTTCACGCCCAAGTTACGCAAGCCAATCTTTTCAACGACTGTAAACTTATAGCCCATGCAGTCCCACAATTGCAGGGTGTCGATGGGTAGCAGTCCTGGGTTGTCTGTATGCCAGACATAAGCATGGATCGGCAGCTTGTCGTACAGCGCACCGTAGTTTGGTAGCAGACTCTCAATGCGGAACACTTGACCTCTGAGCGCCTTGATGCTCACCCAGATAGCGGGTTCGTACTCGCCGTGGCCTTTCTCAAAGTTATACAGAAACTCTCGGCGCACAAAGCATTTTAGGGGTGGAAGCGATGAGACAAGGTAGCTCATGTGTTCTTCTCCTTGAGTTTGGCTTCGATAAAATCAACACACGCACTCCATGCGTCTATTTTCAAATATGCCGCTTGCTTCTCCTCCTCTGTCAGCCCGACCCATTCACGCTTGGGTGGTGCGGTGTAGAGTGGTTTTGATTCACCGTTTATCGAACTAGCAGGATTTTTTAAAGCTGACGGATACCGACATCCATCCACTTGATCCCTAACCATCCACGCAACAGGCTCTTGCTTAGCGAATGCTTTGTACTCAGGACTGTTCTTGTACTTATCGTACTCACGGTCAAAGTCTTCGTTGATTTCTTTTATGTTCATGGCCTCACACCTTCTTTCAACAGTTCAATCCGTTCGCGCGCCACGCGTAATGAGTTTACCCGCTGGTGCAAGCGCAACAGCATCTTCACCCGACGCTCATGGGTGCGTTCGTACTCAAGCATGGCCATTACTTCTTCTTCCGTAAGCGTGGCCATACGCTCATTTAGTTTTCGCCAAGTGATCTGCAAGTTTCTTCTCCAGTAAGGTTACGGTTACAAATACGCGGTTATGCGCGCGGGTCGCTTCGTTCATTAGCTTTTGCCGGTGGCGCAAGACGTCCTTGGCCGTAGCCAATTGCGCCCGTATTAAATCAATTTTCATTTCAACGCCTCCAAGGCTATATCAGACACAGCGCGCTTGTCATGCAGCGCCGCCCAAATCTTCTCATCAACGGTATCGTCGGTGAGCAATACATAAACCCATACGTCATGCTTCTGGCCCGAGCGGTGGATACGCCCTACGGTTTGCTCGTAGAGTTCAAGGCTCCAAGGCAGTGACAGAAAGACCATCCGGCAACCGCCGTGTTGCAAGTTAAGCCCATGTCCGGCTGACTTGGGGTGGACAAGAAGCAACTCCACTTTTCCCGCATTCCAGCGTTCAATAGCGTCTTTGTCATCAAGGGTGACGGCGTGGGGGTAGCGGCGCTTGAGCTCGGCGAGCTCCTCTTTGTAGGCGTAAGCGATGATGGTGTTGGCACGTTGGTTCTCCTCTAGTAAATCGTCAAGTAATTCAAACTTGTGGCGGCTTAGCCAGATGGCTGTTTGCGTGGTGTCAAACACACCAAAGCGCGGGCTGGCCACCGTGTCGGTGTGGTAGATAAAGCCTGACGCCATCTGTTGCAGTTTGCCGGTGACGACCGCTGCGTTTACCGCCGCAATTTCCGTATCACCAAACCGCGCAACAAAGGTCTTCTTCATAATCTTGTACTCGGTCATGTCCATGTTGCAGCGCAACTCAACCGTGTGGCAAGGCGGCAATTTGTCGGCGTACTCACCAGGCTCAAGCAAATAAGTCGCCGGTTTGATGCGCTCCATGACCGACTGCAACGCCTTGGGGCGCGGCGCCCACTCGCCGTACTCGGCGTTCATCAGCACGAAGTACGTCTGCAAGAAAGCACCTTTGCTGCGCCCAAGCAAACTCTGGTCCACGATCTTGCACTGGCCGAACACGTCTTCTAAGCCATTGCTTGTAAAGCTGCCGGTCAACCCCCAGCGCACTTTCATAGGTTCAATGACTTTGAGCAACGCCTTGAACCTTGCGCCTGACGGATTCTTCAGCCGCGTCAGTTCGTCAAACACAATGCCGTCAAAGTCTAACTCTTGCGCGGCCAGCCATTGCAAGTTGTCGTAATTGATCACGACAACTTGGGCATCAAGCGCCTTTAAGCGTTGGGCGGGTGTGCCCACGGCCACGGCTACGTCAAGGTTAGGCGCCCACTTACGCGCCTCGGCGGGCCATACGCTCATGGCAACCCGTTTAGGTGCCAAGACAAGCCACCGGCGCACGGGTGACTCTTGCATAGCAGTGAGTGTGATCGCTGTCTTACCCGCACCCACGGGCGCCAACACCATAGCGCGGGGGTGCTCACCTAAGAAAGCGGCAGCTTCAGTCTGATAGGGTCTTAACTCCATTGTTGCGCCATAGCGTTAGCTATGCCCTCATACGTTTCGCTGCGGATTTTCCAACGGTCGTCACTTGGCGGCAACCGGTTCTGACCGCTGTCTGTTTGATTCGCCCAGCGTTTCTTGCCGTTCACAATGCGCGGCTCAATAATCTCAGTAGGCGTCAATAACGGCAAACCTTTTAACCACAAACAAGTACGTTTGCTTGCATCATGCCCAAACTGCCAAGGGTTGATAATTTGGTTTGGCTTTCGGATACGGCTGGAGATTACGCTTATCGGGTTCTCAACCGCAATACGTTCAATGGGCGCGTTCATTAAAAACTTAACAAACGCAAGCGCGTCTTCGGTCAATTGCGGGTCGCGCAGCCCCCGCGCTGTCCAGTGCATACCCGACACCGACAAGTAAGTGCAGGGTGGATGGGCGATCATCATATCCCACCCATCGTTGATGATGTCGGCCACGTCACCCTGATAGTGTGGCCCAAGCGCGTCTGTAGGTAATAAGTCGCAACTCATAGCCTCATGCCCCCCCCCGTATGAACGCATCGCGTACGGTGCCACTATATTCACAAGCTACTAATAAACGCATCTACCTGCTCCTTAGTCCATAGTGTTGTGTAGTTTTGGTTTAATTTAGCCATGTCGGCAGCAAAAATTTTTTGTAGTTCTGACAATCGACCTCCCTTGGTCTTAAGCTCTACAAACCATGTTGCCCCATTGGGCAAACACGCTATACGGTCGGCCACGCCACGGTGGCTTGGCGACGTAAATTTGTACGTCTTGCCTCCTGCACGTTCGACCGCCCATTTAAAATAATTCTCGATTTCAGCTTCTTTCATGTAAAAAAGTATATCACAAGCAAAAAATCGTGTACAATTAAATTTCTAAACAGGAGATTACACTATGCTACACAGTTCAATCGTCGGTGGTTCGACCGCCAAACGCGTTATCGCTTGCCCTGCCTCAATCAACTTGGTTGCTAAAATGCCACCAAAGCCCTCTAGCAAGTATGCTGACGAGGGCACCTTGCTACACGACGCCATTAGCCAAATACTTGACTGCAAAGCAACGCCCGCGTCGGTAATCGGCATGGTCTATGAGGGCATCACACTCACGCAGGAGTTGTACGATGACAAGATCGCCGTGGCACTTGCTGCACTTGATGAAATTGATCCTGATAAGCGTATGGAATTTGCTGTCGAGTCCCGTGTTGGGTTTGGCGATACTATGCCTGGGGTGTTTGGCTCTGCTGATCTTCTTGGTCGTATTGGTGATCGCGCTATTGTTCTTGATTGGAAATTTGGCGACGGTGTAATGGTTGACGCAGTAGAGAACGCCCAAGGGATGTTCTACGCGGCCGCTGCCATGCGTACGCCCGAAACTCAGTGGGTGTTTGAGGGCGTAACCGAAATTGAAATTATCATCGTGCAGCCCCCGATGGTGCGTCGTTGGGTGACAACACCCAAGCGCATTGTTGAGTTTGAATTTGATTTGGTAGCCGCCGTTAACGGACCGCGCACCAAAATGCAAACGGGCGACCATTGCCGGTGGTGCGCGGCAAAACCAACCTGCCCGATGGTGACCGGTGCCGTTGATCGTGCGCTGCGAGCCTCGCTTTTGCGTATTGACGCTGACCAAGTAAGCGATTACCTTGCACAAGCCGAGTTGCTTGAGTCGTGGATTGATTCGGTGCGTGTGCTGGCCTACGATATGCTTGAGAATAACGTCAAGGTGCCAGGCTTTAAGTTGGTCGCTAAGCGTGGCACACGCCAATGGGTGAACGATGAGGCGCCCGTAAAATTATTAGGTGACAAAGCATTTGAAAGTAAGTTAATCTCTGTCGCTCAAGCCGAGAAGTTGGTCGGCAAAAAGAACTTCCCCTCTGACTTAGCCGTATCGGTCAGTACGGGCAGTACGTTGGTACCCGAGAATGATCCTCGCCCAGCGGTTTTAAACCTTAGTTCAATCCTTAAACTAATCTAAAAGGTAAAGTAAATGTTCAATCTAGCAAAACTCCCTGAAGTAAAAAGCCTGTCAACGCAATTGCGAGCCATTCAAGCCGAAGTCGGGCCCACTGGCGTTGTGATTATTAAGATGGACAAAACCGGTCACTGGGTATTTGGTGCCGATCAGACTGAAGTCGAAGAAGGCTCAACGTGGGCCGTCAACCCTTTCTCGTTTGTCCACGGCTACATTGCGTGGGGCGACGGTGAGGTGCTTTCCGAAAAAATGGTCAGCGTAAGCGAACCATTGCCTGAGACTGACGATGCACCACCCCAAGCCAAGAAAGGTTGGGAAACGCAAGTCGGTATGTCCATGAAGTGCTTGTCGGGCGACGACAAAGGTTTGGAAGCGCGTTACACCACGACCTCGGCCGGTGGTAAGCGTGGCGTACAGACCCTCGCTGTGGCGATTGCAGAGGCCGTAGACAAAGACCCGAGCAAACCGGTGCCTGTCGTGCTCCTTAAAAAAGAGCATTACCAGCACAAGAGCTACGGTCGCATCTTCACGCCGCTGTTTGACATTCAGTCGTGGGTGTCGATGGATGGTGAGGAGCCCGTTGCGGAACCAGAAGCAGCACCCGCACGCCGTCGTCGCGGCGCGTAAAGGTCAGGGGGTGGCGCAAGCTGCCCCCGCCTACACTTATGATTCTTTGGATTGATTTTGAAACCCGCAGCCACTGTGACCTAAAAAAGCACGGTGTCTACAACTACGCCCAAGACTTAACCACAGACGTACTCTGTATGTCGTACGCCTTTGACGATGAGGATGTACAAACTTGGACGTCCGGCCCATTTCCCAAGCGGGTGCGCGATCACAAGGGTTTGATATACGCCCACAACGCAGCCTTTGAGCGCCTGATTTTTTGGTATGTTTTACAGATCAATTTTGAGCTTGAGCAATTCTATTGCACCGCAACACAGGCGCGCGCGAACTGTGCACCAGGCTCACTTGAAGACGTGGGCCGCTTTGCCGGTGCCAGTATGAAGAAAGACTACCGAGGCGCACAGCTTATCCGTGCGCTTTGCATACCGCCGTTTAAAGAAGACCCTGCCTTGATGCGTGAAATGGTGCAATACTGTGAGCAAGACGTCAGAGCCATGCGCGCGATCAGTCAAAGTCTACGCCCCTTATCAGATGAGGAATTGGAGGATTACCATGTCAACGAAAGAATTAACGACCGAGGTGTACTGGTGGACGTGCCTCTTGCCAGCGCAGCCATCGCTTACGCGGCCACTGAACTCGAGGAAATACAGTCCATTGTCCGAACCGTTACCAATGGCGCAATCACGTCAGTCCGCTCGCCGAAGATGCGCGATTGGGTTAAAGAAAGGCTAGGCCCTGAACACCTTAAATTAATGGAGATTGAAGATGGAAAATACAGCATCGACAAGCGCGTTCGTGCGAACCTCTTGGCCACGGACGACCTACCGCCCAACGTCGCCCAAGTTATACAGTGCGCCGATGATCTTTGGGCGTCGTCGGTTGCGAAGTTCAGCCGCCTTAAAGACTTGGCGGATGTTGAGGATCGCCGCGTTAGAGGAGCGTTTGTGTTCGCTGGTGGTTCAGCTACAGGCAGAGCTTCAAGCTACGGCGCACAAGTCCACAACTTCACTCGCAAGTGCGCGCGCGACCCCGAGTCTGTTAGAGACGCAATGGTTTGCGGACACTCCATCGTTCCCCAGTTTGGCAAAAGGGTCACTGACGTTCTCAAGGGGATGCTTCGACCTGCAATCATTCCCCACAAAGGTAAAGCATTAGTCGTTGCCGATTGGGCTCAGATTGAAGCGCGGATGACCCCGTGGTTGTCAGGGCGCGGCGATGACGTGCTTGACGTGTTCCGCTCAGGGCGTGACATCTACGTTCGTGAGGCCGCCGCCATGTACAAGATACCCGAGTCGGAGGTCACCCCCGACCAAAGACAGATCGGTAAGGTCGCAATCCTTGCTTGCGGCTTTGGTGGGGGCTTGGGCGCGTTCTCTGCAATGGGCCGAGCGTACGGGTTAGCTATGAGCGAGTCGGACGCGCAGCGCACCGTAGACGCCTGGCGCCGCGCTAACCAATGGGCGGTGCGCTACTGGCAAGAGCTAGAAACGGGGTACATGATCGCTATGCGAAATAAGGGGCGCGAAATCGTCGCGGGTAGGGTAACTTACCTGTATGACGGTCAACACCTGTGGTACGCTTTACCCTCGGGTCGCATCCTCTGCTACCCATTCGCAAAAATTGAAGAAGATGGTATCAGCTACGCCAAAGCAGCATGGAAACCCGCCGCTGACGCCCGTGAATGGCCTCGCGCACGGCTCTGGCGTGGGCTTGCGTGTGAAAACATTACCCAAGCCTGCGCCAACGACGTACTGCGCCACGCCCTTCGCCAACTTGATAATGTCGTCTTGCACGTCCACGACGAAATCGTTATTGAAACCGATCAACCCGAAAAGGTCGAAGATGAATTAAGAAAAGTTATGTGTACGCCCCCGCCGTGGGCGCAAGGTTTGCCATTAGACGCTGAGATCAGCACGATGGCCAGATACGGGAAATAAAAAAAAGCCACCGGCTAGGGTGGCTCAAAACAACTAGGAGTATTACATGAACTTTGTCGAGTATATATCCAAACAAGCCCCAGAGGGTGAAACTTGCCTGTTAGTCAAGCAAAAGCCTGTTGGTTCTGAACCACACGCTGACGGCACGATTAAGGCCACATGGCCCGCGTTTTACCCCCATGAGTATAAAGAGGGCGGCGCTTGGTACGCCAATACCGCATCTTTCGTTATTAATCGGTTTAAGAACAAACCGAGCGCCTCAATCCACAACTGCGACCATGTTGCGTTCCTTGTCCTAGACGATGTAGGCACAAAATCCAAAGCGCCGCCCTTAGAGCCCACTTGGAAGATGGAGACGTCCCCCGACAATTTCCAATGGGGCTACACCTTTGCGCTCGACGACCAACCCACGCATCAAGTGTTCTCGGCCGCCATCAAGGCAATCGCCGAGGCGGGCTTCACTGACAAGGGCGCGACCAACGCGGTGCGCAACTTCAGGATTCCTGGCAGCGTTAACCTCAAGCCCGAGCGCAACAAATTTGCGTCCGTGCTCACCGAGTTTCACCCAGATCGTGAGTTTAGCTTGCCTCAGATTATGGGCGCCTTTGGTGTTACCTCAGGCCCTGTGGAATCCAATGCGTATCGCCCAATTAAGATAGATGACGATGGCACGGACACCATTTTTGCGTGGCTAGTCGAAAATAGCCTTGTGATCAGTCGCCCCAACCCCGAGGGCTGGGCGGGTGTGATGTGCCCCAACGCCCATGAGCATACCGACGGCAACCCCCAAGGCCGCTACAACCCATCCATGCGGGCGTACTGCTGCTTGCACAGCCATTGCTTGCAACTCGATAGCCACATCTTCCTAGAATGGGTCGAGGGCCAAGGCGGCCCGAGCGCAGCACCAGGGCTCAGGGATGAATTGTTGGCTAGTGTCATGGCCAAGACCTACGCCGTGATCGCGCCCACTGACGCCTACCCCGACGATGTTAAGCGCCGCCAACGCGAGATCGAACAGCGCGAGCTCGGGCGTGTTGAGAAAGAGGAATGGTTTGGGCGGTTTGCGTACATTCAGGCCGACGATGCGTATTTTGATATGCAGGACAGGCGCGAGATTAGCCGAGGCACTTTTAACGCGCTCTACCGGCATATTTCCTGCAAGTCGATCCGCACTGGCCGCGCCATTGAGGCGTCCGTGTGCTTTGACGAATTGCGACAAAAGAAAGGCGCCCCCGCGTTAGTCGGAATTACCTACGCCGCCGGCGAAACGGTGCTTGTCAGTCGCGGCGGTGATGTATACGGCAACCGATGGAGGGACGCGCGCCCCGTGGGCGTGGCCGGTGACATTACCCCGTGGCTTGACCACTGCCGGCACCTGGTGCCCGATGAGGTATCGCTTAACCATTGTTTCGATGTAATGGCGTTCAAATTGCAATACCCCCAACGCAAAATCAACCACGCGATCCTACACAAAGGCCCCCAAGGTATCGGCAAGGATACGATGTATCACCCGTTCATTTGGGCGGTGTGCGGCGAGAATGCGACCAACCGAGGGCTGCTCGACTCGGATACGATGAATAGCCAGTTTAACTACGCCCTTGAATCCGAAATCCTAATCCTAAACGAATTGCGCGAACCCGATGCTAAGGATCGCCGCGCCCTTGCCAACAAATTAAAACCCGTGATCGCTGCGCCCCCCGAGTACCTGTCGATTAACCGCAAGAACTTGCGCCCGTACGATATGGTCAACCGATGCCTAGTGATAGCGTTTTCAAACGACCCCGTGCCCATTACCCTAGATAGTCAGGATCGCCGTTGGTTTGCCCTGAGCTCTAATGTAGCCCGTATGACGCCCGAGGATAGTCAGCGCCTGTGGAAATGGTTTGACCGCGGCGGCGTGAGTGCGTGTGCTGCGTGGCTGGCCGCGCGAGATGTTTCGGCCTTCAACCCAAACGCTGCGCCCCCAGTGACCGAATTTAAACTAACCCTGATTGAGCAGGGTATGAGTGCTAACGAATCGTACCTAGTCGATATGATCCGCGACAGGCGCGGCCTGTTTGCGCTAGGCGTGATAGCAAGCCCCTTCCACGCGGTTTGCGATACCTTGTCGCTCAATGCACCAGGCACCTACAAAGTATCGCAGGGCGCGTTATTACACGCCTTGCTTGAGTGCCAATGGGTAGACTGTGGCCGGCTGGCCACGCGTGAGCTGCAAACCAAAAAACAGGTCTACTGCGCGCCGGATATGGTAGGTCACAAGAAATCAGAATTGCGCGCCATGGCGGAGGGCGTGACAGTGCGCGCAGGTTCACCTCTTGCTAGTGTTACACCAATAAAAAAACCCGCCTAAGCGGGTTTGTGAGAGGGTTACAGGTCAAAGACTAAAATCATTAGAATGACGATAGCGGCCGCGACAAGGGAATAGGTCATAGCGGCATCAACCCCTCAAAAACGGGGTGTAAGCGCGGGATATAGGCGCCTATATCGCTTGGGAATACTCGTTTAATGTAGGCGCGCTCGCACATTGAACGCAGGGTTACATAATCGCTGAGTGAGTAGACGGTATACGCGCGGTTCTTGATGTGCACTATATCGCCGTGCTGGACCGGCTGGCCGTTAGTGTATTTCATGCTGCCGCCCCCCTCAATAGCGGGTGAGTCAGTACATCAATAGCGGGTGAGTCAGTACAAATACAAGCAATGCGCTCGAACTTGGGCGCGTTATCTAATGTGCACGCGATCAAATTACGGCCTGTATGCGTGTAGCTTTCCACGCGCATATTGCGCCCCTGAACTTTAATAATTTGCCCGATTGCGTATTGATTTTTTGGGATAAATGCGAATCTCATACTGTCACCTCTTCAAGTGAAATACAATTTTGCTCGTAGAATTCGTCCAGATCAAAGCAAACCTCAGAAAAACCCTCGCACGCTAACTCGTACGCGTCATCGTCATTGGGTGCCTGTACCGTAATTGTTTTGGTAATAATTGCTTGAATTGTTACGCTGTAAGTTTTCATTCTGTCACCTCAGTTATGCGATAGTCTTCAGGGCTATAGCTGTCAATATGCTTTTCTTTATAGGCTTGTCTCAATTCTGCTAAATGAAGGTCTAGCTCCGCTTGCGCTTCCTCGCGGGTATCAAATGCGAGCGGGTAGCCGTCCTCATCAGTCGAGCAATTCACCCAGCCAGTTACAAAAGTATCGGTTTCAATAACATATTTCATAGGTACCCCAAAGTATTATTAGCTAAAATGCGAAATGTCGGAATAATGCCAATACGGGCCGCGTACCGCAGTTTAGGCGTGGCCGGTACTATCTCAAGGCCTAAGGCCTTAACGCGCGTATGATGCGCGCGTATGGCCGCGTATTCGCGCGAGTGAGTCGATCGAATGTAAGTATTCATTTTTGCGGCTCCAATACGATTTTTAGGAATTGAATAACTTTATCCGCGTCAAAATCGGACGCGTCAGGGTTTTCTAACAGCGCTAGCGCGCGCTCGCAGCCTAAACGGAAGGCCGCGTATTGTGCGAGTAATTCCAATTGATGATTAGTCATTTTGAGCCCCTTAAATAGTGCAACAACCACAGCATGGCGCATCGATGCACCGGCCGCGCGCGTTACGGTAAAAAGTGCTGGCCTTGTCGCCGTCAAATAGCGTTATGCTTTCCGATCGGTTTTCCGCTACCAGCACGGCCTTTTTTGTGGCCTTGCTATAGTCGATTAAATCACCGGCGCTAAATGGCCGGCCCGTGGCCGAGCATATGCCGGCATATTTTGCATTCATTCTCATTTGAAATAGTCCTCACGCTGTCACTAATTGAAGGGGAATAACGCGCCGTGCATGGCCTAGTGCATGGTCCGCGATAACGATATTTTTGGCCGCCTTCATTTGGCCGGCGCAGAGCATACAGTTATCACAGGTAGTCTTTTTGCCGGCCTCAGCGCTCGCAGGGCAAGATATCTCGCCGGCGCGCTTATCTAAGCCAATCGATACGCGAAAAGTACGGTACGAGAGCGCTTGCGCTTCGAGCGCTTGCGCGGCCGTGTCAGCGCTTGCCATTACAAGGGTTGACCATGCGAAATGATCAAACCCTGCGCGCTCCCACTGATGCGTATAACCTACATGATCGGCCGTGTATTGTGTCAGGGTTTGCCATAATTGGACCGGAGCGGCCGCGCCATCGCCATAAGTACCTATGCGGAGCTTTTTGCCGGCAAGTATGATCGCAAGGTCCTGAGGGTTTATTTTGGTGTACCGGCCGCGCTTGTATGCTTTGAACACGGCGAGCACGGACCGGCCTACATTTACATAACACGGCGCTTTGCCCGTCTTTTTAGCGTTAATGGGCCGGTGCTCACAATTGCCACAAATTGCCGCGTCCGCGCCGGTTTCGAGCGCTTCTACGGGGTTGACGTCCGATCGGATAATAAAGCTTTGCACTAGCGCGCCGGTTTTATCGTTAGCACTGCTAGAGTGTACTTTGTTGATAATTACTACGATGGGCTCGCCGGTTAATTCGGACGGGCCCTCATACGCGATATATCCTAGAATTTTGCTCATAATTTACCTTAGTTTAGTTTAGGGTTATTGTAGATTGCGAGCCACTCAAGCGCGGCCTTTTTGGTTCCGGATACCGCAACGATAAAACCGGTTTGTTTGTTAATTACGCGCCACTCGATTAACGGCGTGGTGCGATGGTTATAGCTTTGCTTACGATCTAATATGTAAATCACTTTGCAAGCTCCGTAACAAACCAGTCAACAAAAAATAGAATTTCAGCGGTAATGAAAACAAAGCAAAAAACATTTAAGAATTTTCGTGTCATTTGTAATGCTCCAAAGTGTGGCCGCTTGCGCGGCCGTGAGGGTTAGATAACAAAGTGAGGGTTTGAAGTTAGCGAGTAATTAACTGCTAGCATCAAAATTAAGTCTTGCTGTGAGCGCTTGCGCGCTGAGCGGTACAGGCCGGAAATTACGCGCGCTGCGCTGTCGTTGTTGCCCTTATTAGCGTGCTGCAAGGCCATTGTCACTATTTTTGTTTGTTGTTTGTTTAACATGATATTGTCCTGGTTGTTTACTTGAGAAATTCTATTGTACATGAATTTCTAGCAAAGTACAATATTTTACATAGGGACTTTCCCTAAGTTTGCGGGTAATGAGGGTAGCGAGTAGGCAATGCAAAACAGCGTGGATTGCCTACAGAAAATGCCTTATAAATTATGGCCTTAAAAGACTTGTAGGGTAATGAGGGTAAGAGTTAGTTAATAGTTAATAAAATAGTAATTTTACTGTATGGATATACAGCCTTATTATTTGTCGCACGCACGGTGCACGCTCACCGTTGCAAGCTTGCGACTTTTTGGGCATTGCCCTCATTGCCTACATTACCCTTCAAGGGATACTTAGCACAATGCTAACTGGCGTAAAAACTAAGTTTACTTTAGGAACAGTCCTCACTAAATCTTAGCCTCTATCCTAAGACTTAGTGAGCCTTAGCACTAAGACTTAGTGAGCATTTGTCCTAAGACTTAGTGAGCACAACACTAAGATTTAGTGAGCCTTTATCCTAAGACTTAGTGAGTCCAGGCTGCATGGCTTGGTGCAATGCAACATAGTGGCACTAAGGATTCGATAGGGGGGGGTAGGGCCCGCGACCAGGGGTGTGTGTGTGCGCAGTGATCACAACCAATTTTTTTTTATTGAAAAAGTTGCCCACATTGCCTACAATTGGCAAATGCTATCTTTACACTTCACACCTCGCGAGGTCCGCGCTACCGAGTCGCGTTTGTTGCGCGTCTACGAAGCTGCGCGTTTAGGTCTGTCTAATGACGCCTTAGCGCTCAAAGCTGGCATGATGCCTGAGGAGTTTCGCAAGCTCTGTCAGCTAGACCCTGTGGTGGAGTTAGCGGCCATGCAAGGCCGTGCGGATTCAGAGTCCGAGATGTCGCAAGTCGTGCGCGACGCTGCCTTGGGCGGCGACGCTAAGATGGCGTTAGAGATTCTTAAGCACAAACACGATTGGGTTGCCAAGCAGCAAATGCAGGTCGATGTCACGCAACAGATCAGTATCATCACCGCACTCGAACAGGCAGAGCAGCGCCTTACTATAGATATGGAACCCACGGATGCAAACGACACAGTACAGCGCCGCCGAGGAAATGCAACTCATGTCAGCGCTTTGGTCACCCAAGATCAAGGATGACCCACTAGCGTTTGTGTTGTACGCATTTCCGTGGAATCAGAAAGGCACGCCTCTAGAGGGCTTTACCGGCCCACGCAAATGGCAGCGGGAGGTGCTGACTGATCTGGCCGCGCATATTAAACAGAACGGCGGCAAGGTTGACTTTGACACTTTTAGGATGGCAACCAGCTCGGGTCGAGGTATTGGCAAATCGGCGTTGGTTAGCTGGTTGACCTTATGGATGCTCTCCACACGGATTGGGTCTACCACCATCATCTCGGCAAACAGTGAATCGCAGCTCCGCTCGGTTACCTGGGCAGAGATTACTAAGTGGCTAGCCATGAGCTTAAACAGCCATTGGTTCGAGGTTTCAGCCACCAGACTCATGCCCGCCAAATGGATTACCGAGCTCGTCGAGCGCGACCTAAAGAAAGGTACGCGCTACTGGTCGGTGGAAGGCCGCTTGTGGTCAAGCGAGAATCCTGATGCGTACGCGGGTGTGCACAACTACGACGGCGTGATGGTGATCTTTGATGAGGCAAGCGGTATTGACGATACCATCTGGGCGGTGACCGCCGGCTTCTTTACCGAGAACACACCAAACCGC